TATACAGTATACAAATCCTGAACTAATTTATGTAGGCGGCCCAATTGATCATCATCGTGTTCATATTGTTCATAGTTTAGACTGGCATGTTGCGTCCACAGTAACGGTAACTCCCGATATTGGTATTACTAGCGAATTAAGTGTTATGACCGCAATTGCAGGCGGTGTAGGTCCTAAACTATATAGAGCCTGTGTAGGTGTAAGTGTATGGGGAGCAGGACAATTAGAAGGCGAATATAAGGGCTTACCGCCCTGGAAATTAGAGCATCGTTGGTTAGATGCTCCTGCCACAATTGACGCCGTATTCAACTTTAAAAACGAAGAACAATGGGAAAAAGCCATTGATCTTGTTGCCGCTTCTAAAGTATCAGATTGGTTTTAATCTTTCTCAGAGTTTAGAGATTTAATAATATCTCTAATCTGTGCAGAGTTAGAAGTTGCTTTAACCTTGCCAATTCCTACACCCTGTGAAGGATCACTACGTCCTGCGTTAGGAGCAGGATTGAATGGATCAAATCCTTCTTTAGGTTGAGGCTTTTCCCACCCACTACTAACTGTACTTTGCTTCTTAAGTCCATCTAAAATACTGGCATTAGGTTTGTTTGATTGAGCATTGCTACCGTAATCATCTTCTTCAAGATCTTTAATCCGTAGTGTATCTACGTCAAATTCCAAGTCAACTTTTTGTCCAACACCGCTTGAACTACGTGTCTTCATGAACTGGATTTGATAGCGTCCACGTTCACGCATAGCACGACTTGTAAAAATACCAATTACATTATCAGCAGTTTGAATCTTTGACAAACCACCTGAAATATGACTGTGATCGAATTCGATCTCCTCAACTGCACTACGATTCAACTGTGACGCAGTTACCACAATACAGCCTGTTTCCATGGCCAAATTACGTAATTCTTCTGATACATACTTGTCCTTAACAAACAAGTCACTCGGGCTTACTTTAACAGATAGAGGCATCATAAGGTCTAAGTAGTCCACTAAAAGAATGTCGGCTTTTTTGCCTGTTTTCACTTGATATTCTTTAAGATATGACCTCAAATCATTGCAGTTTTTGCCGGAAGGCATGTATTTTATCTGGATTCCTCCTGCCTTCTTGCCAGTGAGCTTAACCTTCATTTCGACATCATCTAAGTTTCTAAAGATGTCTTTATTGGCAACTCCTGTGATCATACTATCAACACGCATACCTACTAATTCCTCAGCCAACTCAAATGTAAAGTAGATCACATTCAAGTTTTGTAGGGCAAAGTTTACACCAATGTTAGCAAGGAACAATGACTTGCCGCCACCTGATCCGGCACAGAAAATATCCAACTCACCACGTTTGAATCCGCCATAAAGTTTCTTATCAATGCTAGGCCATCCTGTTGAAATCTGTCCATTGTTATCTTTTAACTTTAACAAACGAGCACGGGGATCTTCAAAATAGTCAGTACCCATGTCCTTGTTAAGACTAATCTGTACCGCATCTTTAATCAATTTTTCTACAGGGCCGTATTCGCCTTTTTCCAACATGTCGGCGGATTTCAAAATCGCACGTTCCATTGCTTTGTGTCTGCTGAAATTTTCAAACTCTACCATCAACCAACTGTAGTTCTCTTTAGGAACATCATGTGCTGACTTAAAATCTTGTTGACAACTAGAGTTTACAATATCAAGTTCCGGCATAACTTTATACTGATCTACATAGTCAGTAATAAACTTTGCTGATTCTTGATATTTGCGATCAAAACTCTCCGGGTCAAAAATATTTTGACATCTAACAAATGTCTCGGCATCTGCCAAGAACATTTCCAAATAAAGTCTCTGTAGGTCTGCGTTATAATTCGACATGTTCTAATTTCTTCTTAAGTAGTTGCTTTTTTATCTCGTTTGTTTCTTTGTAGTGTAAGATTGTGAACAGCGTATATATACGTCCAAACTTCTTAACTGCGTCTGCTACATCCTTGATGCCTTCGCCCCAGTCGGGCATACTAACAGTCCAACCTTGTTCGATTGCTGTTTCTATCATTTTAGCACCTGGCTTGTCTCTATCAGGTACTACAATAACTTCTCGTCCTAATGCGTTTAATCGCATAATTTGAGCATCACTAGGTTCATTGTGCGATATAGCACACCCGTCTACGGCAATGGCATCAAACTGCCCTTCCATTACCAGTACATACTTTCTGTCAACAGTTTGTCTGTCTATATTGAATACATATCCAGGTTGGCTGTGTGTTAGATACTTAGGCTTACCATCTGTTATCTTGCGTCCGGTGTATCCAACAATCTTGCCATCTTGATAAAATGGAATAATAACTCTGTCTTTGTAGCCCGGAGATACACTCCACATCCAGTTATACCAATTTAAGTCCATGCCGCGATTTTCTAATAGGTAGCCTATTATCTTGCCTATGTCTTTTTCTATATCGGGCAAGTATGAGGTATTAATCCAATCTATAATGGACATTGTACCTTCTGGTAATTCTACTTCCTTGAGTGTTAAATTTATCTCAACTTTAGTAACAGGTTGGTCTTCTTTGATTTGAAGTGCATACAATGCCAACTTCTGTATCTCGCTATCTGGAATACCTAACCAGCCAAATAGATTCTTTGAGTTCTTACTTAGAAGTTTACTAGGACTCCATCCTGCTTTAAAATTACAATTGAAGCAGTGATATTGGAATCCATCTTCTTTAAACATTATACCAGCACGGCCTCTAGTATCTGTCCTCTCACCATTGTGGACACAACACGGGGCATTGAAACTAGTCCAGCCGCTAGGAGTAGCCTTTCGTTTAGGTGGCAATACTGTCTGAACTGCTGTCTGTATGGGATTCATACAGTAAGTTTAACTTCTGTATTGAATCTTGTCAACTTTTCCGTAAGGGAAATACTCCGTACCTGGAGTAGGATTGCCCGGCATTTGTGGGCTGTAATAGTTAGTGGCTCCGTTGCTGTCGGGAGTCCAAAGTACACGTACATCACTCCAACTACCGACAGCATTTTGATAGATAACCTCAGTGGTCGGAGTAGTATATGTCAATGTTGCTATGGTAGCATAGTTGGCAAATGTACCTGGACTATTTTGTAATGTTGCCTGTATTAAAATTGTACCTTTGAATTGATTTAGGTATAATGCCAATGTAGTGACTTGATTTTGTTCTGGATAAGAGCGAAGGTTGCCTGTGTAGAAATCATATTTTAGTGTGCTACGATTGTAGTACAATTGCCATTTAGTAATTTCTGTAGTAGGCTTGGGAGTTGGGAATACATCTGCGGTTAATTGTAGTGTTCCGTTAACACCATAATAACTGTTTGAGTAGGTGGCTAAATTAGCACCTGTTTCGTCAACTTGTGTAATACCAAAAGTGTAAGACGTGGGTTTTAGATCTCTTGTGTCATTTTCGTTTAATGTTAATAGAGCATAGCCACGGGTTGCAGTTGTAATTCCGTCGTCTAAAATGTCAACAGATTTACTAATCAACAAATTATTGTTGATGCTGTCAAACATATTAAAGGTGAAATTGTTGTTAAATGTAACTTGTGTACCTGTTGAAATATCAAGCAATAAAGGGCTTAGAAATTGATCAACATCTGGATTATATACTGGATTCTGAGTGTTTATTGTAACTGTATTATGTCCTATTTCTGATACATAGGTGCCTATTTGAAAATAAGTTAGTGTAGAATTAACAGACGGAGTCATACCTAAACCAATTGACGCAGTATTGCTTACTGCTAATACAAATGTGTTTGAAGAAACAAAATTAGAAGTAGTTGTTACAGCAAGAATTCTTATGGGCTTTTGATCGGAGTTTTTGAACTGAAGTTGGACTTTGTTTTTAAGTCCCTTTTGTATTTTTAATTCGCGTTGGTACATAACAGTATAGGCTCCTTTGACTCCTTCGTCCAAATCCACTAGTAGGTTGATTTTATTTGGGTATAAATAGACTGGTAAATTTTGCATACCTATATTTATTGTAATGACACCTAAGGACGAATTCCAAAAACAATTTCCATTCATATCCTGTATTAAAACCACAGAAAATGAGTACGTCGGCATCATAATTAATCTTGATGACAGTGTTGCCAGCATTTACGACTTTAGTGTAATACGCACCGAAGGTGAACGTAAAATATTTTTAGAAATGGGCGATGTTTGGTGGTGGGAAAGCAACAGAAAAATACCAATTAATATTTTTCTAAAAGAGGAAATGTCAGCATTTAGACCCTACATTAAAACGTTCAACGCCAAAGACGTTGAAGTATTATTTGGTCCAATAGTTAATCTCAGCGAGATTGCTGAGAAAAGAGTTAAACGTAAATCAATTCAATTAGTACGAAGTGTCAAGAAAATCCGTAACTAATTCCTTCGCAAACTAAATTCATCTGTACCACAATAGCCACTGCATAAGCAGTAGCATGACTCTTCTTAAAGAAGTATTCATCGCCTTCTGGCTTAGTCCATATCTCCGTCATCACCGAGTCCCAATCTTTCCCAATCAGATAACGTTTGGCGGGGCGGATCATTGCCAAAACTGCCGCTAGTTGGGGTATCGTCTTGGGCTTCATCTGCCTCAGTATAGCGCCGTGACTGTTGATGTGAAATAGTAAATTGCTGAAATCGTCCTGCTCTAAAAGGTCCCATAGCGGTTCGGTCTCCATTAACGTTTTAAGATGTGTTTCATCTCGCACATCTTTATATATGCTAACATTTAAAAAATCGATCTTAAAGTAGCCTCTTTTCTCTGCTTCTTTGTACTCTATAGAAGACATACGAGTTAACGGATTGTACGGAATAGGAGTACAATATACACCGGTATTGTGCTTTTTAGAAGTATCAATTGCCGCAGGTATATGTTTGATTTTATCAAGTACCTTGTTTCTGTCAGCAAAGTCGATATCAATATCCGGCATTTCTAATCTCGTCGTATGTGGGTGCGTAGTTGCCGCGATGTTGTACAGTAATACCTGCGGCTATGTTAGCAAATAGTATAGACTTTTCTATATCTTTTGTAAAGAGATATTGAGTAACTAGTGCGGCTAAGAATGTATCACCACACCCGCATACATCCATAACTTCTACCTTTTTAGTAGTGTACACATCACCGTTGTACATAGCACCTCGACTACCTAAGGTAACAATTAAGTTGTCGTGCTTGGAATTAGAATTGTTAAATTCCATTTCATTGATTTTAATATATGTGTCAGGCATGTTGAACATATTCAAATCTGTTTTCTTTGTATCAATGAATACAGGACACTCAGAACCTTTAATCAGGTCTAATATACTCATGTAGGATAAAAATCCTTTGTTATAATCTGATACAACAATAGCATCATAGTTATATAACGGAAATGGAGTATCTCCGCTCCAGACTGTTACTCTTTGTTCATCATCTACACGTAATAGATGTTGACCTGATCGTTCATCGATGAATCGAGTCTTTGTAATAGGGTCGTTGTTAGTTACAAAATCTGGCTAGA